GTTGTTACGATCCCATTCGCGAGAGAAAGTGAGGTAATTCAAATCCGTCAACAAACGACCATGCTCCTCGTCTTGTCTACTCTTTAAATCGTAATAGCGACCTTGATAACCAAAGACAACAAGACCTTGATCGTCGTCCAATTTTGTACCAAGAGCGGCAAGTTCGCAATTATAAACCGCGTCCATACCAAGTTGTGCATATTCCGGCCACATATAGTCAAGAGGATCGCGCTTCAAATACAAGCGTTGCATACCTCCAGCATAAGACTGAATAGGCATAATAGTAGCAAGATGCAGATAAAGACCCCAATCTTCACTAAAATAATTCATATCCGACATTTGGCCATGTGCATAAGCAGTAGCAGTTTTATCTCCTGCAATTTGTTCCGAGGTAGAAGTATTGTTAACAATCGTGTTAATTTCCACAGCGTCACGACCTCGTCCAAGCAATTCGGGAATATGAATGCGAACATTCGACATACGAACGAAGAACGAAGAATAAACAACATCGTCAACTTCATATCCAAGAATCAAACGCTTTTGAGTAACAGCACGAAGACGGCGTACACGATCAAACAAATCCAAAGAAATACCAATACGTGAAACTGAAGAAGATTCCTCATAACTACCAACTTGAGAACCACGCAAATAATTCATAGGAATCTTATAGGTAATACCCTCAATATTAATTTGCGCAACCGAAGCACCAGCGGCCATAGCGCCAGCAGAATCAGTAGTATTTACAAGATTACCGTCGTTGTCATAATACGTAACACCTATTGAAGAATCAGTAGAATTGACAGGTACAATTAAATTACCGTCACCCGTGTTAGTGAGTGCAGTAGTATAAGTGTCTTTGTACCAGCACCGTTGTCGCATAATACAACAATACAAAATTACATTATCAGTAATAGCAGAACCAAGAAATTCATCTTCCTCGGGGTCAAGAATATCAGTCTCTAATAACTGATCGCGATAATTCCAATACCATACAAGATAATATGCTTTAAAAGGCATAAATACAAGCGGTACACTTGAGAAAAAAGTCTCAAGTTGCGAATTTAAAGAAGTAGAAGAAGAATAATTTTGTACGTGACTCCAAAGATTTACTTGAAAAACATTAGTAATACCTTTGTCACGAGCAGCCCACGCTATATCTCCGTTTTTAGGCCAAGTCATATCAATAGGAACGGGCCAACCAAGATAATCAAACAACGAGGACGGGCCATGGAAAAAATCAAACACTTCTTTTAAAACATTTCCGAAAACACTACAAAAGTCGTCTATCGTAGATTTACGAACAGCAAGAGTAGTAGAAGACGAATCCAAAGTGAGTGCAGTTTGCTCCAGATATTCCGAATCGAGAAAACGCTTAAAAATGTTATAAGAAGGCTCAACCAAGTCAAACATTTTGCGAGAATCAAAGCGTGTGTGTAAAGTACCTAAATAATTTTCAATAAACGCTTTCAAGTCAACATACAAAGAACGACCCGAAGAAAATTCCGAATACGTTTTATTTGTAGTAGTTTGATTGTAAACTTGAGATAATACATAAATAGTATAATCCAAATTAGCATTACTTGAAGGAGTAGTACGAAAATACGACCAAACAAAATGGACATTAGTATTAAACACTTGGAAGATCTTAAGAGGAGTTACAGAAGGCATAAGTTCGTTAAATCCATTCTTTCCGGTAAAAAACTTATATGTGTGTCTCCATAACTGATAATACGGAATAAAAAAACTTTCCTGCTTAAGAACCATAGAACCCATAAGTGGAGCTGCAAGCGGTTCAAAATTAGCAACAATTTGCGGACGACCTTTAATACGGTCACCGGGATATACTTCGTCAAGCCGCATAGGTTGAACAGAACCAAGACGACCAGAACCATAATTGTGATTAGAACGATCAAAGCCAGAGTGCGGGACAGCGCGCAAGTCAACTTGATCAATCATTTGTCCTTTAGTACTTAAACGATCCATAGCAATTAAATTTTTTTAGAAGCATCGTACGTTTCAATTGTTTTAGTTTGAATCAAAACAGCAGTGTCGCCACGCTGAAAATACTGCGATTCATTCGATACAACTCGCGTAACATTACAAGAGGTTAAACACAAGCCAAGACCTAAAGCCAAGGCGAAAACAAGACGGCGACCAGTACGCGTTACACGTACCTTAGAAGATTTTTTAGAACTCATGTTTTTTTTGTTTTTTTAAGGGTTTATAATCTGTAGAAACACCACCAACAACAGCAGTATTTGTTAATTCCTGCAATTCTCCCAACTGATCAAAAGCGTCATTATTACGTCTCTCAATAGTGGTCAAATTTTCTGCTTTTACATTATTATAAGTAATTTTATGTTCCTTAACATTAGTAGGGGCACCTAAAGCATTCACCTCAACCATACGTAAAGGAATATCCTGCGTAGGATCAGTAGCCGAGGGAATAGAATTACTTTCCAAAGTTTTAGGAATAAACACACACAAATTTTTGTGCAAAGTTTTAAATTGTTCAAGATTCATATTAAAG